GTCAGTTTTATGCTCATGCAATAAAGCATTTAGGAAAATTAAATGGCAACACGCGGTAGAAAGCCCATCCCAAAAGTAATACATATGGCAACGGGCACAGACCAGCCTTGCCGCCGACATGATGAGATTGCGCCGGTCAAAGAGGTTGGAATGCTGGTCAAGCCCAAATGGTTGAAGGGCCGCGCCTCTAAAATATGGGATGAGAAAATAGATAAATATTCTGAGCGCGGGTTGAATGTGCTGGGGATGGAAGATGCACTCGCTCAATACTGCGCGCTGGAGGCAGATTTAATTGATCAGTGGACAAGAAAGCTGACTCCTCCAACGGCCCAGGTCAACGCCCATCGCATTTGGGCGGCTGAGTTTCACGATACGCCTGCCAGCAATCTAACGAGAGGCAAGGACAGCGGCAAGGGCAACCCGTTTGCCGAACACGGGATATGAAGGATTATGTTGAAATTGCGCGCAAGTACAGAGATGATGCCCGCAAGGACCGGAAGGGCAGGAAGTTCTGCAAATGGGTTCGACTGGCTGCCGAACGTGAATATCGGGATCAGCAACGCGCGAAGGGTGGGAGTTGGGAGTTTTACTTTGATTCCTGGTGGGCGAATGACGTTTGCAGCTTCTTCGAGAAGCTTCCACATGTAGAGGGCCAGTGGGAGACTAAAACAATTACCCTGGAGCCGTCTCAGATATTCATTCTCTGCTGTGTGTTTGGGTGGCGGCGCAGGATTGGGGAGAAACCGGACAGGTCTGACCCGCGGCGCTTCACTATTGTTTATGAAGAATGCGCTCGCAAACAGGCGAAGTCAACAACGAAGGCTGGAGTAGCGCTCTACTGCCTCACATGCGAGGGAGAGAACGGGCCGCAGGTAAAGACAGCTGCGACCACAGGGCAGCAGGCCAGATTGATCTTTGGCATTGCGCACCAGATGGTTGAACGAACGCAGGCTCTGCGGGAATGGTTCAGGCTTGAGCCGATGGCAAACAGCATTGTGTGCTGGAGGAACGGCGGACACATACAGCCGATCAACAGCAAGGCGAGCACTCAGGATGGACTAAACCCGCACCTGTCGATTATTGATGAATTGCACGCTCACAAGGACCGCAAACTTTTTGATGTGCTGATGTCGGCTCGAGGAGCAAGGAAAAATCCCCTGAGCTGGTATGTTACGACAGCCGGATATAATCAGGCGGGGGTGTGCTACGAGCAGCGGACAATCCTGACCAAGATTTTAGAGGGTATTTTCGAGGCTGACCACTTCTGGGGCATCATCTATACCCTGGACGAGAAAGATAGCCCCTACGACCCGAAGGTCTGGATCAAGGCAAACCCGATGCTCGGGGTCAGTGTACAGGAAAAGGAACTTCGGGATGCGGCCAGACAGGCACAAATCAGTCCGCAGTCAGAGGGGGAATTCAAAACCAAGCGCTGTAATCTCTGGCTGAATGCGGCGCAAGCATGGTTGAATATGGCGCAATGGGACGCGTGCGCCGACAGCTCATTGAAAATCGAGCAGTTCTACGGGCGAAACGCTTATTTGGCGAATGATTTATCCAGCCGCCTGGACACTACATCATCGGTCATTCTCACCACGACCGACGATGGCTTTCCGGTCTGGTTCGGAAGGTTCTATCTGCCGGAAGATAGCGTCCAGATGCTTTCCGGCAAACATGCGCACTACATCGCATGGGCGAAGCAGGGTTTATTTACACTTACGCCAGGAAACTACATCGACTATGACCGAGTTGAACGAGACAATGAGGAATGGGCTGGTCTGTTCAATATCCAAAACGGGATAGCGTTCGATAATTGGGGTAGCCAGCAGATAGCAAGCAGACTTGAGGACAAGGGACTGACTACAATCATCATGCCCTATACGTCAAAGGAGATTACGCCCTCTGCGCTCGACCTTGAAGGAATGATACAGACCGGACGATGCAGACACGACGGAAACCCGGTCATGAAGTGGATGGCGAGCAACACGGTTGTTGACCGGCGGGTGGATGGTTCGATCCTGCCGAAGAAAGAGAGCAAGGACAGCGCGAACAAAATTGATGGGATCGCGGCGCTGCTGATGGCCTGGTCAAGAATGAGAGTGAGCGCTCCAGGATTGATTTATGATACACAAGGAGTTTTTGCCGTATGAAGAAATTTGAGGTCCGGGACGGTGTTATTGTGATCGGTTTGACTATGCTGGGTTGCGGATTATGGCTTTTTAGCCCGGCACTGTCTCTGACCGCGCTTGGATTGATAGTCACTGCGGTTGGACTACTAAAACGGGGTTGAAATGGGTCTGTTCCCGAGCCTGAATGAAATCAGAACTTCGGTAGCCATGCCAGAGAAATGGCTTGTGGATTGGGTTGGGGGCGGTACTGACACCAAGTCCGGCATTCGCGTCGATGAAATTTCGGCATTAAATTGTAGCGCCGTGTTCAACGCAATGTCCATCATCGGCGGAACGATGATGCAGTTGCCTTGCCATTTGTATAAGCGCACTAAAGGCGGTGGCAAAACTCGTGCAACCTGGCATCCGCTCTATCAGATAGTACATGGCCGGGTTTGCCCGCCGCAGAAAAACGGGATGCCGGGTATGACCGCGGCCCGCTGGAGGCAGACCGGCTCGAACCATCTTTGCGGATGGGGAAACTTCTTCAACTATCTGCAATTCCGCGGAGACGGCCAGGTGCAGGCAATTTACCCATTGAGGCCAGACCGGGTAAAGATCGAGGAAAAAACAGGGGACGAGTACAAGGTAGAATTCTGGTATGAGCCGAAAACCGGCCCGCGATTACAGTTGATACCGGGCTACAACATGCTGTACCTGCCAGGGTTTGGGTATGACGGGATCAAGGGTTACTCTATCCTCGCGCTGGCGCGTGAATCAATCGGATTAGGGATGGCGGCAGAGGAATTCGGGGCGCGGTTCTACGGTTCCGGCACGCACCCGTCCGTAATTGCCACGGCCCCTGGGCCACTGTCGGCGGAAAGCAGAAAAAACATTCAGGAGAGTTTGACAGAAAAGTGGGCGGGTCTTGGGAAAAGCCACAGTTTGATACTGCTGGAACAGGGCATAACGCTGGATAGGCTGGCTGTCAACCCGAACGATTCCCAATTCCTTGAAACGCGTAAATTTCAGGTCACGGAAATCGCCCGGTGGTTCAATCTGCCGCCGCACATGCTCAAAGATTTGGAACGGGCGACATTCACAAACATCGAGCATCAGAGTATCGAGTTTTTGACTATCAACATGGGTCCGTGGATTGTCCTTTGGGAAACGGAAATGACCTACGGGCTGCTCCGACAGGATGAAATAGAGGCTGGGTATTTCATCGAGTTCGACCTAAATGGGATGCTACGGGGTGATATCAAAACCCGCTTTGAGGCATACGCGATAGGCCGGACCAATGGCTTTTTGAATGGCGACGACATTCGCAGCCGCGAAAATATGAACAGCATGGGAGAAGATGGAAAAAAGTTCTGGCGTCCCGCGAACATGGTGGTTGTGGGCGAGGCAATGGACAAGCCAGCGGATGCGGAAAAACAGCAGGACAAGCAGGCGCGGGACATTTTTATTCCGCTTCTGGTCGATGCTGGGGCCAGGGTGGTGCGGCGCGAAGTGAATGACGCGACAGGGGCTGTGCAGAAATATCTTGAGCGCAACAACCGCGCAGAATTTGAAAACTGGATAACGGACTACTATTCGAAGTTTCCGGGACGGATCGAGGAGAATATGCGCCCGGTTTGGACCGCATTTGGTGAAATGTTGGCCGATAACCTGAAGGAGTTCCGGGGCGAGTCGGTTGACTCCGCTGCTTTCGATGTTCGGCTGGCAGCGATCAGCTCGGACTTCGCGCATGCTTGGGCGCGCACCTCCATGAATGACATCCTGGCCGCTGTACGGGATTCGGACGACTGTGCGGGGGACGCAGCGGCGGTCCGGGCACTATTAGAGTTATGGGAGATGGATAAACCCCGAGCGAAAGCGGAAGTCAACTCAGCGGCAATCCAGGAGGAAGTAAAAAGACTGCCCGTTGCCGCCTGACAAACAAAACGAGGTTAACATGCCAAAGCTGAACGATGGAATTAACCGGAAGTCCGCCGGGCCGGATGTCGAAGTCGAATACCGCGAAATGCCGATCCAGTTTGAAATTCGGCAGACCGAGGACGGCAAGCGCATTATACGCGGGTATGCGGCCAAGTTCAACGCTTGGAGTGAAACCTTGGGCGGATGGTACCGGGAAAAGATAGAGCCGGGGGCATTCACCAATTCGCTCAAGAAAAACGACGTGCGGAGCTTTTTCAACCATGATCCCAATTACGTGATCGGGCGCATGTCTGCCGGGACGCTGGCGATTAGCGAGGATGCGACAGGGCTGATGATGGAGGCGACGCTCCCTGATACTCAGTGGGCGCGTGACTTGGCAGTGTCCATCGAGCGCCGCGACATAACCGGGCAGAGTTTTCAGTTTCGGGTGATCGAGCAGAGTTGGCGCGATCCGGACAAAGACGGCCCGCAAATCTCCGAAAGAACGCTGGTGGAAGTGGATTTAATTGAAGTGGGGCCGGTGGCAGTGCCCGCATACCCGGATACAACCGTGGCGTTGCGGTCGCTTGAACAGCACCGGACCAGAAAAACTGACGAGGACAATGGCGGCCAGGAGAAAGAGGAACCGGAGGGCCGGTTTCTCAATATCGCTCGCGCCCGCGTCCGTTGCCTTGAACTCAACAACGTCTGAGAAAGGGAAGGAAATGAACGAGAGAGAAAGAAGGCTCCGCGAGGAGCGCGCCCGGCTGGTAGCACAGATGCGCACCTTGATTGACAAAGCCGAGACCGAAAAGCGTGACCTGACAGAAGAGGACCGCGCCGAAATCACAAAGATCGAAACCCGCTGCGCGACGCTCCTGAAGGATATTGAGCAGGAGCAGCGGCAAAGCAAGCTGGAATCTGAGACCCGCGCCACGCTGGGCGACGCTCCGGCGGGCAGCCTGAGCGTACCCGCGCCGATCCAGAACCGTTCGCAGCGCGTGGCAGAGAACGTCCGCCGGTTTAATTCCGGGGAGACCGAACTGCGAACCCTGGCCGACGTGCAGGCTGTGGTTTCGCGTGGCGGGCAGCTCCCGGCGGAGTTTACCGAAATGCAGTCGGATATCTTCGCCCGCATGGTCCTGGGGCAGCCGATATCCGATCTTGAGCGTCGCGCCCTCCAGATGGACGCCGATATCTACGGCGGGTTTTTAACCCTGCCGCAACAGTTGATCCAGAACCTCATCAAAGGCGTGGACAACTCTGTGTTCATCCGGCAGTACGCCACGCGGTATCAGGTGCCGAATGCGGAAAGTCTGGGCGTGCCGTCGCTGGACACGGACGTCTCTGATCTGGCGTGGACAAAGGAAATTGCTACTGGAACAGAGGACAGTAGCCTTGCATTCGGCAAGCGCGAGCTGCACCCGCACCCGCTGGCGAAGCTGATAAAACTCAGCAACAAGCTGCTGAGGGCCAGCTTCTTCAACGTGGAAGGTCTGGTTGTGGATCGCTTGCGCTACAAAAATGCCGTGGTCCAGGAAAACGCCTTCCTGAACGGTTCCGGGTCCGGGCAGCCGCTTGGCGTCATGGTGGCGTCCGCGCTCGGGATAAACACGGACCGGGACGTTTCAACTGACAACGAAACCACCGCAGTAACACTTGACGGACTCAAGGAGGCCAAGTATACGCTGAAAAGCCAGTACTGGCCGCGTGCGCGCTGGACGTTCCACCGGGACGCCGTCAAGCAAATCGACAAACTCAAGGACGGTGAGGGACGGTATGCCTGGCAGCCGTCCGTGGTGATTGGTCAGCCGGACAGGCTGCTCAATCTGCCAATGGATATCAGCGAGTATATGCCCAACACCTTCACGACCGGCCTGTACGTGGGGCTGTTGTGTGACTGGTCTTTCTATTGGATCGCCGACGCCCTGGACATGGGCATTCAGCGCCTAGTAGAGCTGTATGCAGCCACGAACCAGACCGGCCTGATCGTGCGCAGCGAGACCGACGGTATGCCGGTTCTTTCGGAAGCGTTTGTCCGGGTGACCCTGGGTTAAGCAACTGATTCAGCGAAAAAACCGCAACAGGAGGATAGAAAGATGAATCTGGCAAAAAATAGCAAGGTGACTCAGGTCCTCGGCTATTACAGCGCGGCCCAGACCACCAGGAACAGCGCAGTTATCGACATGCAGGGTTACGAAGGGGTGATGTTTATCGCCCTGTTTGACACTCTGATTGCGACCGGGACTCTGAAACTGAGCGCCGATCAGGGTGACACCACAAGCCCCACGGCCGAACTGGCGGGGTCCACCACGCACACGATTACAACCGCGGAGGCCGCGCTTACCGGCAAGACCGGCCTTGTGCTGGATGTTTACAAACCGGAGAAGCGATATCTCCGGGCCAGCATCGATATCGCCGGTAGCCAGAATGCTGTAATCGGCGGGATCGTGGCAATCCAGTACAATGGCAAAGTCGCGCCGCCCTCGCATGGCGTGATGAATGCCGACACTCTGGTCAGCCCGGCGGAAGCCTGAGCATAACACGGCGGCGGGGCCTTCTGGCTCCGCCGCCTCAAATGAAAGGATAAATCGATGAAAATCAGATTTCTTCATCTAATGACAGTGGCGGGCCTGTTTCTGCTGGTTTTCGCCGGGTTGTTCTCTAGCAGAATTTACAAGGACCGCGGCGGAGATCGGATGGTGGTTGATTCAACCGGCGTCCTGAACATCGAAAACGGCGGACGCCTTGTGATTAAAGGCGATACCGTGGACACCTATTTGAGCGGGATGCAGAGCCCAGGCACCGATTCACTTCTGATATTCGGATCGGTTGAGCTGGCTGCTCTTAGTCCTATTGACTCCATGAGCACACCAATCTTTGCCAGCATCTATGCAGTTGTGACTACAGCGGGCTATCCGAATGCAAAAATTATCAGGGCTTATGCTGTAGACGATGATTCGGTCTACGTGCACATGGATATGAATCCCGATGATTCGGTGCGGGTGTCCCTGCTGTTCTTGCGATAGGGGGCGGCTATGAAGCGAATGACTTTGATCGTTCTGGCGCTGGTCGCGCTTTCAGTGCTGCCGCCTCCATTGCTCGCGCAGAGCACGGCCGGGCTGGTAACGAGATTTGAAATTACCAGCACGCCAATCAAGGAACTCGAATTCGATGTTTGGGCTTCCTCTGGCGGAACGGCCTATGACACTACAAGCCTGAAATTCAGTGGCCGGTTGATCAGCCTGCATGTTGACCCGACAGCCAGAACGGTCTATGCACCGACAGACAGTTTTGATGTGCGGGTGTTTGACGATCTTGGATACGATATACTCATGGGTCAGGGTATGAACATGGACAGTTCGACGGTCAATTACAAGTTGGAAGCAAATCTCGGGGCCGTGCGTAATTCGACTCTGCGGCTCTTGGTGCAAAATGCTGGTTTGGATGGGTCCATAAAAATACGACTGCTAATCAAGTGAGGCAAAAGTGCGCGTGCTGATGCGAAAAACAATGGCCGGGCCGAAATACAACTGCGCCGCCGGGGCGATGATTGACGTTGACACTGAGACGGCAAAGCGGCTGATCGACGCGGGCGCGGCGGAGGCAGTGAAATCGAAAACGGCCCCGATGGAAAACGCGACTGTTGATGAAACTGAAAATGCGGCCCAACAGACCGCAAAACCCCGAGGGAGGGGAAAGTAACCCTGCGTTGCTCTGCGGGCATCTATGCGATTCGTCAGAGGCCCGCCACTGAACGATCTTAGGCTTACCCTTACGCGGATATGACATGAATCTGGTCCTGAAAACCGCTCCGGCGATCGAGCCGGTCACAGTCGCCGAACTCAAGGCACAACTTCGGCTTGATAGCACCACATTCGCGGCGAGTCTCGCGACATACCAGACAATCGCGCCCGCCTCGCAGGGGATCGCCGCCGCCTACTCACTCAAGGGGTCCACGGTCGAGGTGTTGGGTAAACGCGTGCTGGTGGTGCTCAATTCCGGAACAAACGGAACCGGCGGAACGGTGGACGTGAAGATTCAAGAGTCTGACACTACCACGGACGCAGATTTCAACGACTGGACCGGCGGGGCGTTTACGCGTGTGACTGAATCTAACGACAACGCGATCCAGGAGATCGAATACACCGGGACAAAGCGATACGTTCGGGCCGTGGCGACGGTTGCCGCTGCCGCCTGTGTATTCGGCGTGAACGTCCAGGTCGAGGAGGCCACGCACGCGGAAGACGCATTGCTTGCCTCGTTGATTGTGGCGGCGCGGGAATGGGCCGAAACATTTACAAGCCGGGCGCTCATCACCCAGACATGGACGGCGTACCTGAATGATTTCCCGGACGGGGATTTCATCGAGTTACCGCGGCCGAACCTGCTGACCGTGGCGAGTGTGAAATACCGGAACTGCACTTGGACCACCGGCGACTGGACCACCTGGGCAGCCACGAACTACATCGAAGATACCACCCGATGGAAAGGCCGGGTGCAGTTGGCATACGGGATTTCCTGGCCGAGCATTACGCCGTACCCGGTGGATGCAGTGGCCGTGGAGTTTACAGCGGGATATGGCCCGGCGGCGGCCAACGTTCCGCAGGCGATCCGGCAGGCGATAACGCTCTATGCCGCCACGCTATATGAGAACCGCGAAGAAATAATCACGGGTGCGGCGGTAAGCCAGATACCAGCTCCCTATACTGCCGCGAAGCTCTGCTGGCCTTATCGGGTGGAGGTCTGATGCGCTCGGGCGACCTGAGACACCGGATAACGCTATATGCCCCCACGGAAAGCCGGGGAACGTCAGGCGGAATAGTCACGACTTATATTTCTATTGCCACGGTCTGGGCCAACTTCCGGGAGCCGGTCGGCAAGAACTATTATGCGGCCATGCAGGAGCACAACGAGGTTCCGGCGGAGCTCCGCATACGCTGGCGGGCGGACGTGAACAGCACATGGAGAGTGGGCTTCGGCAACCGGACATTCGAAATCAACCAGGCTCAAGACCCGGACGGAAAACGCCGGGAGCAGGTCTTGTATTGCAAGGAGTTGAGATAATGGCTATCGGTAAGTTAAACGTAACACTCAAACTCAGCGGATTGAAATCTGCTAAGAAAGCACTAAAAAGGTTAAAAGCCGTAGATAAAAAATACGGCACAAGGTGCAGTCGTAATTTTGATTGGAGATTAGGCACTTCAAAAATACTTAAAACATATGTCCGTAGTCATGGGGAAAACAAATTGTTTATAGCGTTGATTGCTAAAAGCGATTTTGAATGGCAGTTGATTTATCGGGAGAACTAAATCACATGGGCATCGATATAAACAGCAAAGGCTACCGGCCGGGCAAAATGATCGGCATGAGCCAACTAACCAAAAATGTCAAGCATTTGATCGAGTCGATTGACGACGGCGATCTGGAAAACGCACTGCTGCGAGATGCGGTTGTTCTTCGGGATCAAATTATCGCACGTGCTCCTAAGGGGCCGCCGAAACCGAAGGGAATTAATCCATCTAAAATACTTAAACGTGCAATAGTGGCGAAAAAATTCAGGGAAAAGCTACCGGGTAAGCCCGCCGCTTTTGTTGCAATCAATTACGGGATCGCGCCGCACGCGCATCTGGTCGAGTTCGGTCACGAGGCCAGCGGTTGGTACAAAAACAAAGGCGGAGGAAAAGTTCCCGCTCATCCGTTTTTCCGAAATACGGCGCGTGGTTTCAAGAAGGGCTACAACCTGGAAGCCGAGTTGAAACGGAAATTCAGCAAGGATTTACCCGTATGACCGTGGAACTGGCATTTGTCAATAAACTGCTGTCCGATTCCGGCGTAACGGCTCTTGTAGGGAACCGGATTTACTCCGGCATGGCTCCGGAGGGCGCAAAAGACCCGTTTGTTGTTTTTTTTCTGGTAAACATAGTCCCGCATCACGCGAGCGGGACGGACGGAACACTAAAACATAGATACTACCAGTTTTCCGCGTATTCAAAGGCATACGACACGGCAAAAGCTATCGCGAGCGCGCTTTGCACCTGTCTGCAGGACTTCACTGGCGTTATGGGCGGCTCTGGAGGGGTTACGATTGATCGGATATTTCTGGATAACGGCCTCGATCACAGCGAGAACGGCATCGCCCATATCTCGCAGGACTTCGAAATCTGGTACAGGGAGTAAAACATGGCCGAGCACGTAATCAAAGATACAAAAATCCTGATCGGGGGATTTGATTACTCGCCAGGGTTGAACCAGGTTGGACTGACTCTCAAAAAAGCGCCTAAACCCGATCCTGCTTTTGGAGATGGGGCGCAGTCAATCGCCCTGGGCCTGCAAACCTTCGAATTGATTTATTCAGGCTATCTGGACATGAACGCGAATAATCAGGACGAGGAGCAAACCAACTGGGGCGAGGTTGACACCGTTTTGACCATCTGTCCAGAAAATGTGGACGTGGAGGCAATAGCCTATTGCACCAAAAAAGCCGCGTCCGAAACGTCATGGGATGGAACCATCGGCGATAAGGCGGCTTTCAGCGGAGCTGCATTTAGCAGCGGGCAGGGAGTCGTTCGCGGGCTGGTGCTGGCGTCCGGGGAAAAAACAACGACCGTGAACGGGGCGGCGGTTGAGGCGGGCGCTGTTGGCGCAACTCAATATCTGTACGGCGTGCTTCACATAACGGGAGTTTCTGGAACTGATAATCCAACGGCGACAGTGAAAATCCAGTCTGCCCCGGCCAGTAACTTTGCCAGTCCGACAGACCGAATTGAATTTACGGCATCCACCGAGGTTGAGGCTCAATGGGCGACGCCCGTTGCTGGTGAAATTACAGACACATTTTGGCGGGCGGTAGTGACCATCTCCGGCACAAATCCGTCATTAACCGTTTACTGTGTGATGGCTATCCAATAGGAGGCTAAAATGGCTGAGTTTGTCCTTAAAAACCCGTACCTGATGATCGGCACGACCGAGGTTTCCGAGTATGTTCGAGAAATAAGTGTGGAGCTGAGCAAAAGCCAGCACGAAAGCACGGCCTCTGGTGACGGGGCCGGGAATTTTCTGATGGGCCTGCAAAACAACAAGGTCACGGTGAAACTGAAGCAGGATTACGCGACTAACAAAATCGACGCTCTCCTTTATGCCATGTGGAATACAGAGGTAGCCACCGCGATCAATGTACGGGCGGTTAACACCACCATTGCCGCCACGAATCCGGAATATCAGATGAGCGCCAAGATTCCGGATTATTCCCCGATCAATGGCGCGGTTGACAGCCTGGCAGAGGTGAGCGTGACGTTTATTTGCACGACCGTCCTGACACTTGATACAACCCCATAACATGGAGACAGACAGATGAGTTTGCGCGATGAAATACTGGCACTGGATGACCTGAGAAGCGAAAAGATCATCGTGCCGCAGTGGGGAGGCCGCGAAGTGCTGATAAAACAGCTTTCGGCCAAGCGGTTCATGGATATTTCCAAGCCCGCGGCCAACGGTGGAGAGCAAGAGCAGGAGGAGTTTCTTGCCCGGATCGTGGCGGAAAGCGTCTGTGACCCGAAAACAGGTAAACCAATTTTCCTGCCCGAAGACGTGCCCGCATTGATGGAAAAAAGCCTTGAGGTGCTCCGGCTGATCGGAGACAAGGCCACCGAATTGAATGGCTTGATCAAGACAGAGGAAGACCTGAGAAAAAACTGAAAGAGGGCGGGGAATACGGGATTTATGCCCTCGCCCTTGAATTTGGATACCCCAACCCTGACCGGCTGCTCCAGGAAATGACAGCGGAGCAGTTCCGGAAATGGGGTGTGTTTTTCAAAATGCGCGACGCTGAAGCGGAAGGGCCGGTAAACGCGCAACGGCACCTCGAACACCTCAAAGGCGGTAGATAATGGCGACTATCGGCAAGCTGAGTTATATACTCGGCCTCGATACGGTAAACTTCAAGGCGCAACTCACGGCCTCTGAGCGCTCGATGATGAAGTGGCGAAAGGCCGCGGAAAAAGACCTGAACCATATCACCAGCGTTGCCCGTAAAACGGCCCTGGGTATGATTGCGCTGGGGGCGAGCGCCGCATATATCGCCAGCAAGTTCATCAATGCCGCCGACAAGGCTCAGCAATACCGCATCCGCCTGGAAATGCTTCTCGGTTCGCAGGCTGCCAGTAATGAACTTTTCAAGCAGATGGAGATTTACGCCTCTGGAGTTACACATACCTATGAGGATGTGATGGAGGCGGGGTCCGCTTTCGCAGGCGTGATGAAGGGCGGAAACGAAGAGATAATGAAGTGGATTCAGTTGGCTGGTGATATTACTGCCGTCACACCCCTGACATTCAAAGAGGTTATCGGTCAGATAATCCGTATGTATGCCGCCGGAGCCAATTCCGCTGATCTTTTCCGCGAGAGAGGCACGACGGCGCTTCTTGAGTTTGTTCAAAATGTGAAATACACGGCGGAGGAAACCCGCAAGCAGGTTATTGAGCAATGGCTGAAGGCGGATAGTAAATTTAAGGAAGGGGCAAAAAGGCTTGCTGTCACATGGTCCGGCATGATGTCCATGATGCAGGATGCATGGTTCATCTTCCGCAAGGACGTGATGGAGGGTGGAGTATTCGAACTGTTCAAGGACGAACTGCAAGGCATGCTGAATAAAATTAAGCAGATGAAAGCGGATGGGAGCTATAAGGAGTTTGTCCAGAACATTGTTTTCTGGTCTGGAACTGCATTTGCCACGATAAAGCAACTTGGAATATCCGCACTGGCTACGATTGAAATATTTTATCGTGGCAGCATGATTATTTTAAGGCAAGCCCAAGGTATTAATTATGGGATAAGAGCGATATTCGAACAGAATGGCAACATGGCAAAAAACACGAGCGCGAGTATAGGACGTGGCTGGAATTGGCTTATGGATAAAAATAAAAGCGGGGAAAACTATAAATTTGACGAAAAGCAACTGGGATATAAAAACAAAAACAAATCCTACGAAACGTTTTTGGCTGTTACGCGAGATGAGGACGAACAGTTCAGAAAGCTCATTGACGCCTTCTCGCATGGGAGAGATGCAACACAAGTTGCGTTTGGAGAATACGAAATATGGCTTGAAAAAACACTTAATATTGTCAAACCAGGAGAAAAACTAAAGGAACTCGCACAGCAAATAGCAGAAGGTAAAAAAACCCTATTTGAAGCCTTTGGTTCAGAGACAACGAAATCAATACCCGGCGTCCCATATGCAAAGGAATCTGCCGGTATTAGTCAAATGATTGACATGGTTTTGCGGGCTCGCAAGGAAATTGAAAAAGCCAAACAGGAGGCTCCGGCCGGTCCTGGCGGCGGCGGTCCTGGCGGCCTTCTGGCTGAGGGATATAAGCGCGCACTTGAGTATGCAAAAGAATATCAGGCTTGGTTCGATTCCAAAGGAAAGATATTGTTCGCGTCGCAGTATATGAGCGGCAAGATGACCGAGTCTCTTTTGGATATCAGGAAACGGTACAAGGAACTGAAATCCGAGATTCCGCAGATCATGGAGGTTCCGGACATGGAAGAGCCAACCAAGCAACTGCGCAACTGGCGTGACGCCTGGGACGAGGCGATGGTGGTCGTGCGGGCGGAATTCTTCGGACCGGACAGCCTCTACAAGGACTTTGTGGACATGGGAATGAACATCCAGGACTCCTGGAGCCGTACCATCGAAGGCTTGATTACGGGAACTTCAAAGTTTGGAGATTTCTTCAAGCGGATGATCCTGGACGTGGCTTCCTCGTTTGCCAGGCTGGCAAGCCAGTCCATCGCCCGCAAGCTGTTTGAATCCACGCTCGGCAACCTTTCGGGCAGTTTCCTGGGCGGACTGTTCTCCGGAGGAACGGCTTTGTCCGCCGCGGGCGGTGGGGGTGTCAACATTGGAACGCTGAATATCCAGGGACAGGACGCCCGCGCGCTGACCGCGATCATCGACCGTAACGCTAAGAGGCGGGCATAATGGCAGCCTGGACCACGAGCTGGAAACCCTCATACGGATTTTCTTTCGGGCCTGAACATTCTACGCTTATCACTTCGCTGGGCGGTGGCGCTGAACAGCGGCGCAAGAAGTGGACCAGCCCTAGGCTTTCGTTCAAGATGTCGTTTGATGCCCGCACCGAGGCCACGATTCAGGCAATCAAAGAGTTTCACAAGGCTTGTTACGGCTCGTATTCTGAGTTCACTTTCCCGAACTACGGAGAGGCAATCAAGGGCGCGCGACTGGCCTGTGTTAATAGCAATCCAGACACGATAACCGACAGCAGCAGCGGTTTTGTCACTCAGGGTTTCGACGCCAGCCACGACGTTACGATTTACGGCAGCGGGACGAGCAACAACAAGGTCGCGGGGGTGTCGATAGTGGCCGCGGGAACGCTCACCCTGGATAGCGGGGAAAGCCTTACCGCCGAAAGCGCTAATGCGAGCCTTGAGGTGTTCAAAACCTACAATGTCCGTTTTTTAAATGACGTTCTTTCCATGCGCTCTGTCTCTTATGGTATCTGGGCGCTGGACGTTGACCTGGTCGAGGTGCTATGATGCTATTATCTGACGATAAATTAAATCGATACATAGAAAAGTGCATGGGCTTGCCCGATTTTGGTGTTTGTTGGAGAAACGGGATACCTGATAATTGTAATATCGGGCAAGTGTTATTTGATCCTATACCCAGAAATGAAAATTTTTGGCGTCCCATTTTAAAAGCTAAACATAGATGGGATAAAAGGCATGCCTAAAACCATGCTGGCCGCGTCTCTGGCCGAACAGCAGAAAAGCGCTAACGCTCCGATTTACCTTCTGGAATTGCAATTGGACAGCGGGACACGCTACTACACCGACCGTCCAGGCGGACTGACTTTCCCAACTGGCGGGCAGGCATACACCGGGCTGGCGTTCTCGTTCGACGCGATTATCAACTCTGTCACCGGTGAGGTCTGCCGGGTATCGTTCAGTCTGGACAATACGGACCTGACCTGGAGCACATTGAACGGCTCTGAGGAGTTGCAGACCCGCACCGTGGTTCTGCGGCGGGTGTTTGAAAACCTGCTGACCACCGCCGCCCATGCCGAAACCATGTTTCAGGGAAAAATCGGGCCGATGGATTTCAGCGAAAGCGCCTGGAGCTTTGAGGCGCTTTCCGAGTCCGTGAGCCTTGATCGCCCGTATCCGCCGAGACTATTCGGGCCGAACTGCCCGTGGGTGTTCGGAACAGTCCGCCCGGACGGCAGCGCCAGCGAATGCGGCGTATCGCTTGGAGCGCTCACCGGCCAGACCGTGGATGCTGGCAGCACAACCGGCACGCTTGCGGACGCCGCGCGGACTGAGGCGGCGGACTACTGGCGCGACGGCGTGATTACGATCACAAGCGGCGCGCTGAACGGCCAGAAACGCAAGGTTGCCACGAGCGCGCCCGGTTCTGTCACGGTGCTGATTCCCTGGGCCAGCGCCCCGGCGGCGGCAGTGAGCTACTCGATACAGCGCGGATGCGACAAGACCGCAAACACCTGCGACCGGCGGTTTAGTAATTTCGTAAATTTCGGCGGCTATACCGGCATCCCCGGACTGGAGCTTGTCAGTGAGTGATTCTGGATACATTAGCGGGCAACCCTCCCCTTTTGACCACATAAAACCACCCGGCGGGGACCCGGCAATCCCGAAGTGGCTAAGCGAAGGTGTAGGAAAGGCTTCGTCGTTTATTGGCGGGATGTTAATGATCAATTCCCTGGCGAATTGGGCCACGAGCGGAGCCAAGCGGGGAAATCCCATACTTGACACAGAAAAGCAGATATCAAAAGACTCGCCCGTTCCCGTGGTTTATGGATTCAAAAAAGTAGCTGGACAGATTATTTACCGGGAAGACACACTCGACCCCACGTTCAATATGGCCGTGGCGCTGTGCGAGGGCGAGATTGAGGAAATTTCTAATGTCCAGGTCAACGGACGGGATATATACGAAATTGGAGAATCAAAAGCAACCATATATTATGGCACCGCTACGCAAGCGGCTGATCCCGGCTTTACGGATGGATCAGCGACTATTCCATGTGAAGCTGACTGTTATATCTGGGATGGCGCAAAGGACACAAATTATAATACAGACCTGCTGATGGTCAGTTATCATGTGAATGGGGAAAGGAGAACATATTTACGATTCTCATTTAACAATACGCTACCGCCCATGTTTAATTTGCGAAGGGCTCAAGTTCGGCTACAGAAAACCGAAACATTGAGGGCGAGCAAAAAAAGCGTGGTAGGATACGGAGTGGCGTCGGAATCTTGGTCTGAAACAACGCTGACCTGGAACAACGCTCCTGCTCGCGGGGAAAAGTTTATTAATTCCACACTTGTCTCTCCCGGAGGCTCCTGGGTTGATCTGGTGCTCAACCCCGCGGGGTTAGCCGCGCTCAAAGCCGCCTACGCCGCTGGAACGTCCCTGAGCATTGAGATATCGCAGGACGACGAGGAGGTGTGGTCTTTTGAATCAAAAGAAACTCCGTATGTCCCCCCCTCGCTCATCCTGCACTATACCGGGGCCACGGTCAATGCTTTTCGCAACACCGCCTATATTGCGCTGACCATTGACAACCGTGACGGCCTGGCGGGCGGAAATTATCCCGAGGTCACGGCTTATGTCAAGGGCTGCAAGGTGCGCGCATGGAGTGGAACGGCGTGGGGAACTGCCGCCTACTCGCAGAATCCAGCCTGGGTGATTTATGACATGCTCGCGCATCCGCGCCGGGGCATGGGCGCGGCATTCGACTCCTCCCTGCTGGATGCTGCCAGTTTCAAGGCCGTGGCCGACTACTGCGATGAGCTGGTCGAGCGTCCGGACGGCGCAACAGAGCCGCGGCATGCTGTGGATATTGCCTATGCCTCCAAAACGGACGGATGGAAGGCCATTCAGGAAATTCGTGCAGCTACGGGCATCTACTTCCAAGAGCACGACGGGAAAATTTACCTTGCTATAGAGCAGAACGGGACGGCGGACCACGTCCTTGTAGAGGCCGATTTCATTCCGGGGAGTTTTTCGTATTCGGTTTCCGATCCCTATGACGTGCCGAACGTCCTGCGCGTGAGCTACACCGAACCGGCGGAGGATTTTAAGGAGGTCTATGTTCAGGCGGAATCCGGGAGTGACGTTGCTGATTTTGGGATGAAGATTTCCGAGATTAGACTGTCCGCGGTCAACCGCAAATCAGAGGCACTGCGCTTCGCCCACTGGCAGCTCTGGCGCGGTCTCCAGGTGCGCCGGACATTCACCGGGCGGCTGTCGATCAACAATGCCGACATGATAGCTGGGGATATCGCGGCGATCACTCATGCCCTGCCCGCCTGGAGCGGAAAACTGTTTAGAATCGTGGACGTGCGGGAGGACGCAAATGATGAACTTGAAATATCGGGCCAGGAATATCTGGAACGTAGCGCGGTTCTCGAAACCAATCTGCCTAACAGCGCCTATGTCGAGACGACCGGCGGCAGCGGACAGATAACGATCACCGGTACGCCAGATGCGCCCACCTGGACCCTGACCGGTGTTCAGGGTGGCTGGAAATTCACGATCACCGGACCGGTGGCTGGGGCAAAATCCTACTCGATATATCAGTTCGATGAAGATTCCCAGAGATACGCCAATCCCGCCGGATCAATTACCGATGGCCGCAGTGCCACGGCTCAGGCCGCAAACCGCCTGACCTATACGCTTGATTCTCATGCGCCCACGGCTCGCACCTGGGGCAAGTTCGTCCTTTATGCGTGGGTAGGGAATAAACGTTCCGAGGCCAGCGCCGGACAGGGCGCATGGAGTCGGCCGCAGAACGCGGCGGATTTCGTTCCCACCGCGCCCAGCCTTTCGACGGATGGATATCCGGTTCTTTCCCGCACCGGAAAGTATAACGCATGGACGTTCACCATTCGCAACATGCTCCTGATCTATGGCGCGGAAAAGGACATGGTACAGCGGTATGATATCCAGCGGCGGGACGATCGCGGCTCCGACGGAATGATCTGGGGCGGCTGGCAAGTTCTGCCGAGCGTGAACGTTGACACGACTCTCCCCGCGCCGCTGAAAATCCTTTACGACAACACGGACCACAATTTCATTCCCGGCTGGATATACCAATACCAGGTACGGGCGGTTGGCCTGAACGAAAAAGTGTCGGACTGGAGCACTGCCATCAACTGCACGCTCGCGGATGACACCACACCGCCGGACAAGCCCGTCTTCACCGCGACGGAAGGCACTGGGTTTGTCCGTCTGGACATTCAGGCCGCAACACAGAGTGCCGCTGCCTGCCCGGATTTTGCATTCTGGAAGATCGAGAAAAGCGACAATGCTGGTTCGAGCTGGCAGACGCTGCAGGAACAGTGGCGCACGACAACGTTCGTTGACGTGGACATTGATGCCAATCTTGAATCCAACAGGCGCTACCGGATCACGGCCTATGACTACTCGGGGAACGCCAGCACGGTAAGCGATTCGAGTTCGGACAAGAAAAAGAAAAAGGTGGATACAACTGCCCTGGCCGATGGCGCGATAACCGGCGTAAAGGCCACAATTGATTTGCAAAGCTGGCAGCTTACCACTGTCTGGAGCAGCGCCGACTATCGTACGGTTAACTGGGCCGCTGGCGCGCTGCTGACCGGTGGCGGCAACAGCTATTCCATTGGTGCTGGTGGCACCGGGAATATGACTGCCGGATACGAGCATTTCATTTATTTCGACCTTGCCGTGAGCACGACCGCCCTTCAGGTGACCACCACCGCGGCGAACGCCTGCGGGTCCGGGAAAATCTTGCTGGGGGTATGCTTTCCGAACAGCGACACTAGCGGCAAGGCTAGTTTCCAGATGTTCGGCGGGGTGGGCAAGGCCCTGCATATTGTCACCGCGGACTGGCTGGCCGCGGGGTGTGTGACTGCGGATAAAATTGTGGCGAACACGATCACGGCGGCGCAGATCGCTTCCGGGACGATCACCACGACTCAATTGAACTTCACGCCGGGAAACGTGATGTCCGGTTCGATTGTCGCCACGATCAATGCTAGCGCCGAGGGGATTTCGATTGATGCTGCAAAGGTGAACATCACCGGAAGTACGGATTTCATCGCCGCGAAGCTGACAAAAGTGGGCGGTTCTTATGACAGCGCGGCCAGCGGGGCGAGGGTGAGGATATTCCCGGATGCGAATACGGCGATTCAGATAATAGACGATGCCGGTGCGGATGTTTTCAAGGCGCTCGTGGGCGGCACGGACGTGGGGGATGTGCAGATAGGCAGCCTGACCGGATATTACCAGCTGTTCGACAAGAGCACCGGCGAGTTGGTTTCCAATATGACAATTACGTCGATGCTCGGCTCGGGGTTGAATGATGACGAGGGCGTACAAATGGGCCGCCTGGGTTCGGGTGGACGTGGCGAGTTTCAGGTTGTCTCTGGTTTGGATGTCTGCGGGAAATTGGGGGGTAACGGCGTGTACCCCAGTACGCAACAAGGCGCGGCGCGTCTGTGGCTAAAAAACACCTGGAGCGGATCGGCACATAATAAAACGACAGAGGTGCAAATCGAGGCCCAGACCTCATTTTGGAAATATGACGGCTCGGTGGTGCTGCAGATTAACAATGATGCCGCATACGGTTTAGGGACTGCTGATTTTGCCAATATCCAGATTGATGCTGGGCGAGGTGTTAATGTCACAGGCACAGATGGAATGGGGAGATATTTATCAGTCATGGGTAATCAGGTGGTTGGCGAGCGAGGGACGGCCGTGGCAGACGCCACGGGCGCGGGTGACGTTGTTGCGCAGTTGAACGCTTTGCTTGCTCGTTGCCGGACACATGGGTTGATTGCAACATGAAAACAATAATCCTGATAATTATACTTCTTCTGTGCGCATGCCACGGACCAACCGAGCCGGATATTGATGTTTCTGTTTGTGTTGACTCGTTCGGATACGATACTTGGAGAGCAAATATTAAAATCATAACATTGGATTCAACGGGAGCCACAAAATGACATACCTCGAACAACGCCTTGAAGATTTGATCGCACAGGAACGCGGTCAGTGGTCCTTACTTGGCCCGCCCATGTTCCAATTGCAAAAAGTTCAAGCTCAAATTCTGGAGGTGAAAGCCGCCATCCTGGCCGAACAGGAGGCAGCCAACGCCGCGGCAATGGCCGCTAACACCGCCGCCACTCCCGGCAAACCGCCCACGCCTGACGCGCAGGAGGATGGACAATGGCCGGAGTGCTGAGGCTGTACTTCGAGGCCACGCTCGATACACTGGTCTCGACAGAGGGTTCTTTCGGCGCGCCCGACAGCGTTGCATCTCTGGACGGCGGAGATGGGGACACGGATGAAACCGCGTTCTGGGTTGCCGCGGAGCAGGGCGTGCTAAATTCCGACATGGATGACAGCCAGACTGACTTGACACTGCTGGCCGCCCGGTTCGCCACGCTGCCGCTTATCGCCGTGGTCACCGGGGCCGCGGTCGAGGTTATGGCAATCACGGCGGGGGGCGGAACGACCGGCCTGACCGTTACCCGCGCCCAGGCCGGGACCTCGGCTATCGCTCATACCACCGGGGATCGGGTATATCTGGCTTATGACACCACCAGCAACTCGATATCCTGCCGGGATAATGAGCAGGTGGTGAGCGGGGATGAATCCACATGGATCGAATATGCCGAGGATGACGGCGGGGCCGGAACCTATGCGGCCAGTTTGTCGCTTGGCAACCTGGCGTATGACTCAAGTCAGAAAATCTGGCGCAAGGTCACTATTCCGGCATCTACCTCGCCCAAGCGCAAGACCGATTTGATACATGACATTTCTCACGACGTTTCCGAGGCGACTCTTTAAGGGAGGTCCAGAATGAGCCTTTTTGCGGCCTCGACCGGCAAATACGGTGTGAAAGTCGCCCAGAACGCCACGCGGCTGACTGCAGATGTTACGGATGTCGCCACCACGATTCCAACAGCGCATGATTGCTTTGCCGACAGCCAGAATGTGATTATCGAAACCGAACTGATTACAATCGGTACGCACGGCATGAGCAACACCGGCTGCACGCGGCATGTCTCGCCCACCAGCGCCACGGCGCACAGTGGACCGGACGGCGACAGCTACGGGGCGGCGGAGGTGCGGGCCGAGGACGGCGCGGAAATCCTGAGCAAGGTGTTCGGTATCGGGGAAAAGCTGACCGTCCTGCGGGTGAGCGCAAATGCTCCGGTCACAATAGGCGTTGACCTGGGCGGCACGCTGGAGTATGCTGGTGGTAAAATATCGTATGAGTTGCAGGAGTTTTTCCACGCTCAAACCCAGATTACTTTCGGGGTGGAAACCACGGTGAAAATCTACGCCTGGAACGCGAACGCTTTCCCGGTGATGGTCCATGCGGCAATGGGAGCCTGATCATGATCGTGGCGAATGCCGTTCAAACGCTGGTCCCGATTCTGTTTCAGGGGACGCCGCGCCTGTTGTGCCGCACCAGCTCACAGGGGCAGTACAACATTCATCGGGTGTTTATCGCCACGGGGCAAACCGAGTTTAGCATTCACCGGGCATTTACATCGAGCTTGCAGAGCAATCTATCGATTATCCTGTCCATGACCAGCAGCATTCAAACGATGCTGGATATCTGGGGAACCGAGCAGCACATAAACTGAGGCATGCCATGAGACGAACGCTAATTCTTATTTTTCTGCTGTGCCTGCCCTCGGCTGGCGCGGCGCAGTGGACCGGGCCTCAGCCCATGAGCCGCAAGGCGCAGCTTGACTCGCTGTCCGCACTGGAGGCGCGCCGGGTGGTGACGCAGGTCCTGGCGGCGGCCGACAGCGCCCGGCTGGATAGCCTGGCTGCGGCAAGCGCGACGGCGGATGACTCGTTGATTATCCGGGCGCAGCGGGCGGCCGGGGACAGCGCCCGCGCTGATACGGTGGGCCTGACTGCCGGGAGTAATATCACAATCACCGGGACAGCTCCGCACAGGTACACCATTGCCAGCACGGCCAGCGGGGGTGGGAGCTCCGCGATCCCGGTCCCGGTCGGACAGTCACTCTCTACCTATTACAATCGCAATGTGGTGCAAATTGTGACACTCGCGGACAAGGCCGATTGGGCGGATCAGTCCGATTACGAGGTCGGAACGCATGGGCACGATCAGACTAATTATAAAACTGACACAACGGCTTTACTGGTTAATGTCACCGTAGCCACGGCCGGGGCGCACCTGAGTAAAGCTATCGACATCGACCATTGGGCCAATGGAGACAGCGCTTACGCCGACAGCAGTTACATCTGCTGGAACCTCTATATCAGCCAAAACGAGCTGGACAGCATCCCCTCCGGCGGGGACATCTATATTGAGTTCAGCACCTCGGCCTTTCCAACGCGCGTCATCTATTACTATGTCATCGATAAGTCCGTGTTAGCTGCGGGCTGGAACTATTTTAAGATTCTGAAATCTGCGTTTACAACATACGGTTCTCCCAAGTCTTGGGGCAATATCCAGTTTATCAGCGTGATGCTTTTACAGGCACCCACCGCGGGGACCGTTACATTTACGCTGGACAATTTTCAGATGATCCGGCGGGCTGCCGCCACTGCATATCCTAACCCGTTTTGGACTGCTGGGAATGCGCTCTGGACCGAAACAGCCACGAGCGGCCTGACGATCCACCGCCGGGACACACTGGGTATCCAATCAATGGTTTCCGGAAATTATCTGACCAGTACGGTCATTGGAATTGATACGCTTTCCGGGCGGACGATTTTAAGCCAAACCGACAGCACTATCCTGAGCGAGCGGGCCAGTGGGGATATTAAACTGAAAGGGCGGGGTGGAACAAAGATTTTGCTGCTCTGTTCCGGCGGCGTGGGCGACAGCCTGAATTACAACTATGCGGCCGGAGATACCTTGTCCTGGAAGCTGATCAGGGGCACTGCTGGGGCATATACCGCCACGGTGCGCAAAAACTCGGACGCCGACAGCACGCTGACAGGAACATATAGCGGGGTTAACAATAAGGTCCGGATACGGTTAATCGGGAATGACCGCCTGCTGGACCTACCAGCACTGTTATCTAATACCTATAAAATCTCCGTAGGCGGAATGTTTTTCTTTGTCACCGCTGACTCGATTTCAACCCAATGAGGACAATATGCGAGCTGCTATTTTAATTTTATTGTTGGCCGCCGGTGCGCTGCTGGCTGGGGATATAACAATAATACTCAAGATCGAGCGCAATGCGCCGGTTGACAGCATACTGTCCGAGGCGCGGATGATCGAGCCGCGCCTCGGGGAAATTCAGGTAAGCAACGGCCTGTTTGAGCTTAGGGGATATCGCACGGACAGCCTGGGGGATACGCTGCGGCTTATTCCGCTGCTGCGGCCGGGGGTTAGTTTGCTATGGAGTGCGGACAGCGCGAGGTAAGTTCTTTCCTGATAGTCGAGAAAAACCAGGTTAAATTAACGAGCGGCCCCTTTCAAATAGTGAAAATCGTTTCGCTATATGAAAGAAAAGGGGCCGCTTAGTTATTGTGATTTGTGGTGTTTTTTATCGTGGTTTGTTTAACGGTGTTCCGATTCCCGGTCGGGCGCGGGGCGTCGCTGAACGTGAGCGGGCGCGAGGTCAATACGTGTATAAGACGGTGAGACAAGGCCCATTTCCGGGCCTTTTTATATTATTGCAATTTGTCTTTTCTCTTTCATCCATAAAAACATTTTATATAAAAATTATAGAAAATTCTATTGACATTCTTGAAAATCGCATGTATTATATACCATGCGATAGATAAACATATTTTAAACTACACCACAAGGAGGAACGATGGCAAACAAGGTTCAAAAGAAACCGAAACGCTCACGAGTCCAGATCAATTTTGTTTTGACCGATGAGCAACGCCAACAGATCAGAGAGTTGAGCAAAACAACCCGCATTCCGCAGGCCACGCATTTGCGTGAAGCCATTGCGGACCTGCTGGACAAATACGGCCAGGACGCCACAAATACTCAGCCGCCTGTCCATTAAAGCGGTAGTTACACCATCCCGGAGGTAACGATGTGTCAAGCAATATCAGGGGTCGCTGTATTGGCAAATGAGACCATTACCGTTTACACTAGCGATAAAACGGATTCGCACACTGAGATCAGGGAAGAGTTTAATATCCGGGATGATTACGGCCCAGGGGCCACGCGACAAACTCCGATAGAGCTAATACCTATCAGTGGCCTTACGGACATATCTGGCATGGAATTTAGATTTGATGATTGCCGCCCTGGCTGGTGGACCGATGCAATGACAGACGAGGCGATCCGGCAATTGTTTCAGGCGTGGCGCTCGCGGTGGAATGGGAATGTTCTTTGTTTCCCCAGCACTCTCCAACTCAACAGCGTAACGGTGATCCCCGAGGGCACAACTTTCAAGGCGCACAATCTCTACCTCGACAGCGTAACGGTGATCCCCGAGGGCACAACTTTCGACGTAGATGGTGATCTCTACCTCAACAGCGTAACGGTGATCCCCGAGGGCACAACTTTCAAGGCGCGCACTCTCCACCTCCACAGCGTAACGGTGATCCCCGAGGGCACGACTTTCGACGTAGATGGTGATCTCTACCTCAACAGCGTAACGGTGATCCCCGAGGGGATGACTTTCAAGGCGCACAATCTCTACCTCGACAGCG